GATCAAATAAAGCATGGTACGATATAAGAACCTTAAAGAAAATAAAACTTATAGCAAAGGATAAATTAAATGCAACTAAGCAAAAACTTTTCGCTTAAAGAACTAACTGCTTCTCAAACAGCAGATAGACATGGTATTAGCAATAATCCAAGCGAAGATCATATGGATAATTTAAAGAAACTATGTGACAATGTTCTACAAAAAGTTAGAGATCACTATGGCAAGGTAGTATCAGTATCTAGTGGGTACAGATCGCCAGAGTTATGTGTGAAGATAGGATCATCAATGAAATCACAGCACGCCAAAGGGCAAGCTGCGGACTTTGAAATCTTTGGCATTGCAAATGCTGATTTAGCAAAATATATTATTGATAGTTTAGATTTTGACCAACTGATATTAGAGTTTCATAAACCAGAAGAACCTAATAGCGGATGGATTCATTGTTCGTATAAGAACAAAGAAGAAAACAGAAAACAAGTATTAAGAGCATACAGAAATGATGATGGTAAGACGGTATACGAACCGTATGACCCTAGTTGAGCTACTGAACGTCTTAATAATGACAGAATAGAAGAGCAGAATAAGATCATTGATCTTTATATGCAAAAAGGAATTTGATATGAAGACAGTTATATTATTGATAGATTTTAAAGGTCATCCTGCTCTTGGTGATGAGTATCTTAACAATTTAAGATATAAAGAGGTACAAAAAATACTATCTAATCCTCTAATTGATAAAACTAAAATAGTATTCTGTTCTACATCCGATAGTCGTCCAGACCCAAAGATGGATGAGATTCAGTTTATGGCAAACCAAACAGGTTTTCACTTTTTAATATACGAAGAGCATATATCTTTTGCTATGTTGAGAGTACAGTTAAGACTAAAATGTGGTTTTGATATGAATCCCGAAGATACTCAAATTGTAGTAGGTGGTTGTAACACAGGTGGCTGTGTAACAAAAGCAACTAAACTTATGAACGCAGTACAGGCTCACAATGCAGGTTACCATACAACTATGTACTTGCCAATGTGTGCTGACTATGAGCAACCAGGCATAAATGATACTGAAAGACAAATAGCAGGTTTGGTCGAATCATATAAAATATTAAAAAAATATAACGCATTTAAAATCAAGTGGGAAAACAAGTTTAAATACCTTGATTTACCCTATGTAGAGGGTGCTAAAGAGTTTGATAAGCGATAAGGCTTGACAATCTTGTAATAATCTGATATAATGATTATATAAATTTATACGGAAAGGTATATTATGTTTAAACATGTTAAATTGAATGAAGAAGTATTGCCTAAATCATTAGGTGTAAAAGGCAAGAATCAAAACGGTGTAAGATATTATACTATTGATGGTGTTAATATGCCTTCCGTTACATCTATACTAGGACAGATACCTGAAAAACAAGTAGGTCTACAGGCATGGCGAAATGCAGTTGGCGAGAAGATGGCTAACTATATTTCTACAACTGCTATCAATAGAGGTAAGACAACTCATACCTTAATTGAGAATCACCTGAATAACGAAGACGAGAAGTCAGTAGGTATAACTGCTGTTACACCACTAGGTCTTTTTAGAATAATGAAACCATATCTTGCTAGACTAAACAATATACATTGCTTAGAAGAATACCTATACTCAAAAGAAATAGGTGTTGCAGGTCAAGTAGATTGTATTGCTGAATATAGAGGCAAACTATCTGTTGTTGATTTTAAGACCTCTACAAAACAAAGGGATGCTAATTACAATTATGCTAACTTTTTACAATGTTCAGCATATGCAAAAATGTATGAAGAGCTATACCCTAATCGCAAAATAGAACAAACTGTTATATTAGCCACGTGTGAAGACGGTTTTGTACAAGAGTGGATACACACCGAAGACAAAATCAAAGAACACCAAGAGCTGTTTTATAAGCACACAAAAGAGTTTTTTGAAAGAAATAATATAAATAGTTAGACCGAAAGGTTTAACTAATGAAAAAACTTATAACACTTATAACACTATTATTCGCTACAAGTACATATGCAGATCACCTGACATCACCAGGTAGTGTATGGTTTCAGCAAGTACCTATTTTATGTGGTACACCTGAAAAGATACAAGCATATACCGATCATATGAATTTAGATCCTGTTAACATATCATTAGGAAGAGAAGGTATGAAAGCGAATGGTGAACCTGTTTACATGGTCACCTATTATATAAGTAAAGACGGCACACAATCTGCTGCTACAATAGATGTACCAGATGGTTCTGAAAGATGTGTACTGTTTCATTCCTTTGATCTAACTTCCGTACAATAAGAGCTTGACAAACTAGTCTAATTGAGATATAATATTATAATAAAGTGAGGATAAATTATGAGCGATAATAATGTGCCTATGGGCAACGATACACACGAACAAGATATGACTTATGAAAATGAGCAATCTATGGTTACAATACCATTGCGTGAGTATGACAAATTAAAAGAACAAGGTCAGTACATAACAGACCCGAGTCTAATTTCTATAATAGATAAACTAGAAGAACTAACAAGAGCATTAAGAAAACACATAGTCAGAAAACTATAATGTTGATGAATAGTAAAAAGTTTGCTTTGATAATAGAAGCAATAGTAAAAGAGAAAAGAATATCCTACATGGATGCCGTACTCAAATATTGTGAAGAAAATGATATTGACACAGCGTCTGTAGGTCCTTTAATTAACAAGTCACTAAAAGAGAAGATAAAAGAAGAGGCAGAAAAACTGAACTTGGTTGAGCGATCAAGCACAGCGATCTTACCTATATGAACAGTTATGAATCTTATACATTATATTTGGCTATTAAACTACACTTCACTTCCGATAGTTATGATTTTTACAGGCACAATGCCAAAGTTAATTCATCATTTAACACATTTTTAAAACGTAATGATAGATTTTTCTTTCATAAACTTACAACTAAATATACGAAGGAAGAAATGCTAGAATATTTTGTATCTAATTTCTTCTACAATTCAAAGACATGGATAGGTAATTTAGTTAGAGCAGATGGAGAAACAATTTATAACAAGTGGAAGAAATATAATCAATCTTTTACATACAATTTTAGGAGCGATTGTGTACAGCTTAGCAATGTTATTAATGATAACTCTATTCGGTTTGATGATGTGTTTCGTGTACATAATGGGCAACATCCACGATTGCTACGACTACTTCTATCTGAAAAAATATCAGTACAAACAATCATCATCTTGGATAAGGCTCTATCTTTTATTAAGAGATGGGATAAAGAGATCGCTGAAAACGTTATCTGGCCTGAAAAATCGTTTAAAATAAAGAAACTATCACCTTTTATTAAGTTTAACCTTACTAAATGTAAGTTTATAATGAAAGAGGTGTTTGTATGAGTGATGACTATGTACCTACGCCGTGTATAAACATATGTACAATTGACCAAGATAGTGGTTATTGTATGGGTTGTAGTAGAACACAAGACGAAATAGATAAATGGGGAAGACCTGAAACAACTAAAGAATGGAAAGAAAACAATTTGAAAGAGTTAGATGGCAGAGGGTAAATTAACAGAGCAAGAAGTAAGAGAAGAATATAGACAGCAACGTAAGGACAAGACATTTGCCTCATGTTGGCCTTCTAATAATGATAGTTTCTATGAGTGGTGTTCAGGATACCTAGACTATCAACATATAACAAAGAAAAAAAGAAAATGACAATAGAACCGATAAGAGAAAAATTAGATGATAAGATTGCCAAACTAAACTCAAGCAGAGTTTATAAAAAGGTAACACCTAAAGGTGACTTGTCATGGTACATCAAGTGGGCAAGTAGTATTATATTAATTGTTGCTATGATGTTTACAGCAGTAGAGTTGTTTCCTATAAACATGTTTATTGCTAACATAGGGTTCATAGGTTGGTTAACTGTAGGTTTGTTATGGCATGACAGGTCCTTAATTGTATTGAATGCTATATCACTTGCAATATATTCTATGGGTCTATTGAATTATTATTATGGTTAAATATTTTGATGAAGAATGGCCTAAAGAAGAAGAATTATTAAAAATAGGACTAGAGCAATCTAAAAGAAACAAGGCAGATAGATTTCCTACTGCTGATGAGAGATGGCCTAGACAAGGTAAGATTATGAAAAAAAGAGCATTTATTATAGGCAATGGTGAGTCACGTAAGGACTTTGACTTGACAACATTGAAGAAGTATGGTAAGATATATGCTTGTAACGCTTACTATAGAGATAATCCTTTACCAGATGTATTGATTGCTGTTGACAGCACAATGACACACGAAATATATCACAAGGGTGTTGCTCATAAGATACCTTGTTACTTTAGAGAGTGGACTAAATGTCCTAACTTCATGTATGATACAATGGTGCTAGGTATGTTACATACACAAGACAAAGACAAAGCAGATAGTTTGATTACAAACAAAGGCCCAACTAATTACTATGTTATGAATGCTCATACAATCAAAGGTGAGGCAACGATAAGAAAAGAAGACGGCACGAAGTATAAGAAAGATGTTGACAATGCCCACATTTATGTATCTTGGATCACAGACGGCGATAAGACACAAGAATGGGAAGACCCAGGCTATCATGCTGGTGCAACAGCAGGTCATATTGCTTGCAAGTATGATACAATAGACGAAGTGTATATGATAGGTATGGATTTGAGATCGGATACAAAGATGTACAATAACATGTACAAAGGGACTAAAAACTACTCATCAGCACACTATGAACCCAGCCCTACAGGCATATGGGAAGCAGAGTGGTTACGAGTGTTGAAGGACAACCCTAACGTGTCATTTTACAAGGTAAATAAGGCAGATGATGATAATACAACTAATCAAAAACTGTTGGGAAACGAGAAGAATTTAACATATATTACTCAAGCACAGCTGCTTGACAATATAAGTAAATAGTGTTATTATATTATAATGGTTGAGTATGTTGCCAGTATAAATAATAGTAATACTTACATTAATACAAATACGTACAACAATATATACAAGGAGAAAATACAATGTCAAGTGCATTAGAAGCCCTAAAGAAATCAAAGTCAAACTTTGATATACTAACGAAGAAGTTAGAAAACACAATAGAACAACCCGAAAAGAAAAACAAGTACCAAGACGACAGGTTATGGAAACCTGAACTAGATAAGTCTGGCAATGGTTACGCAGTATTAAGATTCTTACCTGCTGTAGAAGGCGAAGATATGCCTTGGCAGAGAGTATGGAACCATGCGTTTCAAGGACCAGGTGGTCAATGGTATATTGAAAACTCTTTAACTACACTAAACAAAAAGGATCCTGTTAGTGAAGAAAACACAAGGTTGTGGAATACAGGCATAGAAGCCGATAAAGAAATTGCTAGAAAGAGAAAAAGAAAGTTATCTTACTATTCTAATATCTTTGTAGTATCTGATCCTAAACATCCAGAGAATGAAGGCAAGGTGTTCTTGTTTAAATTCGGTAAGAAAATCTTTGATAAGATTACTGAAGCAATGAACCCAGCATTTGAAGATGAAAAGGCTGTTAACCCATTTGATTTTTGGGAAGGTGCAAACTTTAAACTAAAAATCAGAAAGGTAGATGGCTACTGGAATTATGATAAATCAGAATTTGAGCCAGTCAGTAAATTAAAAGATACTGATGATGAGATTAACAAGATTTGGCAATCTCAATACGCTCTCAAAGCCTTCATTGATCCAAGTAACTTTAAGTCTTATGACGAACTCAAAGAGAAACTGAATAAGACACTTACTGGACAAAGAAGTACCGAGTCAGTAGAGGATATTGACCTCCCACCTGTCAGTAACGACATACCAACGTCTTCTAACAACTCGGTAGAGAAAGTTGAATCGTCTAACGGAAGCGATGACCTTTCGTACTTTAGTAAACTAGCTGAAGACGATTCATAATCTATCTCTCTCACTTTCTCAAATAGGGGTGGCCTTCGGGCCACCCTACTAAATGTTCACGTTTTGTTCTTATTTTACACCAAAATAACGCTTGACAAAAGCATTGTTTTCTGATATACTGATAGAGTATAAAACAAAGGAGAACAATGAAATATAACAATAAAACAATGACAGTTGCCGAGTTTACTGAACTTAAAAAACAAGGCAAAATCAAACTTGATCCATCATTTCAAGTCGGTACAGACAAAGAAAGTAGATGGGACAAAAGACAACAATCAAAATTCATTAAATCAATTCTATTCGGTAGTGCTCCGTCACCTTTTATTTTAGTTGACATAGACGCTGCTTTAGACTATAACGAAGGCATTGGTATTGATGATGACTCTATTGAGTACTTTAAACAATTAAAAGATGAAGGTTACTTATACGTATCAGTTGACGGTAACAATAGATCAATCTCATTAAGAAACTTTGCAGATAACGAGATTATAGTACCTAGTGGTGACTATGAAACATTAAAAGGTATTGTATCAGTTAAACCTGGTAAGAATAAAAACAAAACTCTAAACAAGTTGCTTTTAGATAAATTAAACAATTCAGAATTATCATTTGCGATTTATACTGAAATACAAAAGATTAACTTACCTGTATTATTCAGAAACGTTAACGATGGTGTGCCATTGAATGGTCAACAGATCAGACAATCATATCCTAGTAAGATTGCTCAGTATGTAAGAGATAAAAGAAATACATTTGAAAAGTCTTTAAAGAACTTTGTAAAGAACAAAGAGTTTATAGTTTTAAAGGCAGACGAGTTTATTGCTAAGTGTATTGCTTACGCTGCTTACAACACTACAGACAAAAAGACTTTAGATAAAGTTTACATGTCCCCTACTGGTGAGGCAAACAAAATAGTAAGACCTGGTAAAACAGATAGTAAATTCAATAGAGTGCTGAATACAGTACTTGATACTATCAAGGTCGGTACTGCTAACTTAAAGAAATCAAGTAATTCTATATTTGACTATTTTTGTATTTCATACGATTATAAAATGCAGAATGTTAAAATAGAGAAACCAAATGACTTTTACAAGTTATGGTTAGAAACAACTGGTAAGATGTTTGCTGATGAAAAAACAACTTACGATTCACCTAAACAAGGTGATACAGAAAAGTACAACTTCAAAACTCTAACTAGAAAGATCGGTGATGAGTTTAGAGTGTACAGACAGAAATTAGTAAAAGATAAAATTGAAGACAATGCTTTTACTGATAAGATTTTAGTACAACAAGAAGATCCAGATGATTATTTTTCATATGATGATAAAGTAAAAATGTGGGAAAGACAAAAAGGTAAATGTACTAGAACTAAAAAAGAAATACCTTTTAACGAGATTGCTGACTTTACGAAGTGGCACGGTGACGCTGTAATACCTAAAGATAAAGGTGGTACACACACTTTAGATAATGGTGAATTGATTGACGCCACTTTCAATGTAAAGAAAAGTAATAAGTTAATCTAAAAAGTCTTTAAGTGGTCTTCGGTTAGTATCAGAAATTTCATGTTTCGTTTTATACACCAAGCATACGCCGTTGACCACTTTCTTCTATTTCTCTCATAAGTAATCAACGCATTTTTATAGGTACGAGTTTCACGTAAAGGTTTTTTAGGTTTACGTGTTTGTGCTTTAGGTTTAATCTCTACAACAAACTTTTTAAATGTGCCGTCTGATTGTCTAACTTTCATATAAAAATCAGGATAGTATCTATGTGGCCTATTGTCAACTGAACGATAATATATTGCTATTTCTTCACTACCCCATTCCATTACAGCCCTAGTTTTATCACAATAAATCATAAAACGTTTCTCCCAACTAGACCTATAAATAATGTTGCTTACATTGCCTTTGTATTTCTGTGGGTTGAGTGGTTTGTATTTACCTGAATAAGGGCGTTTATCTGGATTCTTCAACTTCTTCATAGAATCTATTTATTATCAACATAAATAGTAGTATGGCAAGTGTATTTGATACAATCAAACAAAGAGCAGGAGACGCTGAAAAATCTGCTACTTGGTATAGAACGCAAGTAAACAAGATAGCAAGCGGTACAACTGCTAGACAATTGTTTAGACAAAACAAACTAAATGGTCGTCCTAGTGTAGGTAGATTAAACTTATTTGGGTATAATCCTAAATTAAGAAAAACACTACCTTACTATGATGTGTTCCCATTAGTGTTGCCGTTAGAACCAATATCAGGTGGGTTTATGGGTATGAACTTTCACTATCTACCACCGTTATTGAGATTTAAACTATTAGAACGTATGCAGGCAACAGCGTCTGATAGAAGATTTGATAAGAATACAAGATTTGAAGTTGCCTATGATGATGTAAAGAATGTAAAAATAGTAAAACCAACAATAAAGAAATATTTGTACTCATATGTACAGACAGGTTTTTTAAGAATAAATGCTGACGAAGCTGCAACAGCAATTTATCTACCTGTACAAAGATTTAAAAAGGCGTCTGAAGGAAAAGTTTATGCAGATAGTAGGAGATTTATTTAATGTCATTAATTAGTATAGGTAAAAGAATAGGTGACATGGATATACGATTAGGTATACCACCTAGTAAACCACAATTTAATACAAAAGAAGCAAATAAAAGATTTTCATACAACAATGTATCATCTAATTACAATTCTGTATTCAATGAATTTAGATCAGGTCTAACACAGGCAGGTGGGTTGGCTAGACCTACACAATTCTTGTGTACGATTGACGGACCACAAAGTAAAGCATTGCCACGTGATTATATCTATTCAGACCCTACAGGTGGTAAGAAAGCAGCAGCGAGATTACAGAAAAGTGGTAGACTAGCAGGTGCAATAAAAGACAATTTACAATTAAGAATGGATCTATTCTGTTCTAACGTATCATTACCAGGTAAAACAATTACAGATGATGTAAACGAAACATACTATGGTCCTAAAAGAGCGATAGCAAAGAACGTTAGTTTTGAAGAGGTCACATTAGAATTTTATACAAGTGTTAACTATGATGAAAGATTATATTTTGAGGCATGGCAAAACTCTATCGTAGATCCTATTACTCACAATGTAGGTTACTATGATGACTATGCTACACCATGTATGATTACGATTACACCATTACATAAATCATTTACAGCAGCCCTTGCTAACTTTGAGCCATCAGGTGACGCAGTAAAAGATAGAGAAAAAATACGTAAGAGTTTAGGTGACTCATCTGGTTTCACATCATATCAGGTACAGATGTACGAAGTATGGCCTAAAACTATTGCTTCTACACCATTGTCATATGACGCTCAAAATCAAATAGTAAAAACAAGTGTAACATTTACATACAGAAACTATGCTACATCAGCATGGAACTATTTAAGACAAGGTATGGATGTAGAGAATAGAAGACACAAAAAAAATAGATTAGAATATAGATCAAACACTACAGCACTACAAACTAACTTTTTAGATAACTTACCATTCGGTATAGGTAACGAGATAGGTAGAGCAGGTAGACAGGTCTATGAAAAGTTAAGAAGAAATTTGCCTATTGGGCGAGTAACGGGAGGGCGTGTGTTCCCGAAAGGTCTACCAGACCCTAAAA